TGAAGGCAAGCATCTGAGAATCTACTACATGCATGAAAGGGATAGAACCAGTAGAACGACTGCCGTGAGCAGTAGGAATGCCGTTACTCCTAACATCTCCCCAATATCCACCAATGCCTCCACCTGAACTTGCCAACCATATGTTCTCGTCATAATGAGTAGACAACCCGCCACGACTATCAGGGACGTAATTAAGGAAGCAGCTAATAGGTAAGCCACGACTTGTCCCCCCGTTGCTAAGAATAGGAGTGCTAAACATGAACCAACGATTGGAACTGTAGTTATAAAGCCTTTGAGCCAATTCATAATCTGTTACCCCCTTATAGGTTGCGCCGAACACAGAGGCTCTAGCAAACGCTTCCTGTGCGTGTGTTTCTTCTTCCCAAAAATATCTATCCTTTAAACTATTCAGACTAAAATCATTTAAGTCTAAGTCTCTATCGTAGTCTATTTTAATTCCTAGATATTCTTTAGGTCCAACTTTATCTTCAATCATTTGGGTACGCCTTTTCCTGACTCCATAAGTGTATAGCTATAATAGCATAATGTATAATCTTTAACAGATCCCCTTGATTTTTCAGATCTCCACTAACAGGATCAGGCTTTTTACCATAGCGCATGGCGTACTTCATAATGTTTCCCATACAAAATCCTTCACCATGTTCTGCATCTATAATCACATCTGTTGCTTGGTACTTACCATTAGCATAGTGCCTTTCATAAGTACTATCTATATATCTTTTTATTTGTTTAATCGTATTGTCTTCGTTAAATTTATATTCGCCATTCATAAGGTAAGTTCTCCTCACTAAACCATCTAAAATTATTCTTGTCAGCCCATTCAGCATGACTTCTCTTTGTACCATCCCTACGTTTCTTAGCTCCCGGCATAGGTGCTTGTGGTTTCTGAAATAAAAACACAAGCTCCATGTCTTTAGGTATAGCCTTGCGTAACCACAGGTACTTACTGTACTCAGCGTGATCCCAAAACCTTCCCTTTACTTCTAATAGAATTAACTTATCTTCTATCTCTCTAACAAAGTCTATCTCATATGTTTTCTCTACGACATATTTAATTAGATCTCCTCTAAGTCTCCAGTTCTTTAAAAGATCCTGATGTAATTTATATTCCCATAGGCTGTCGTATCCTTTAGGTATATTCTTTTCTCTTGGTCTAGCTTTTCTAGGTTTTCTTTTAGGCATCTATAATTTCTTCTACTTTAGGTTCTCGTACTACCTTTGTTAAATAAGTTACGCCCTTGGAATACTTAAAGGCTCTTAATCCTTTACCATCGTTAGAATCTTTATGACACTCAAACTTATGAGAACAATATTTACATTGTCTAGCCAGCTTAAAGTTTCCAGATACGCCTTCGGGAACTGGATCATAGCAGAAGTCAGGCGGGGCTTTACTTTTAATTATTCTTTTTAATCCTTTTATCTTAGCAGGTATATTAATTTTGTCAAGCTCATCTGGTTGGAACAAGGCCAGTTCCCCTGTCTCTTTATTGATAGCAAGAAATCCACCATTAGTTGTTTCTTCTGAATGCTCGTATCCCCCTAGCTGTGCCATGTACCCAAAGGGATCATCCTCTACTAGACTTCCATCTCTGAATTTCTTAAAGGCAAAGCCCGAAGCAGACTTAACATCTACTACCTCTCCGTCTATCTTACAATCCATATGTCCTACGACACCGCCAACGGTTACTTCTTTCTGCTCATCTGTAACTTTATGTCCTGATAATTCTGTTAGAAATAACACGACACGTTCCAAGATATGTCCATATAAAAACTTAATTAGAACGGGAGAAGGGATGCCGTGTGATTCTCTTTCAGAGTTCATATCGAACCACAGCTGTCGTGCTGGTCTACCGATGTTAGACATTCGTAGAGAAGGCTTACGGTTTGCTCTAGGAGTAAGCCAATCTTTAAGGGCTTGCTTCATAAACTCAGCAAACTTATCTAAGTCTTTATCGCAGACATTAATAGTCTCTCCTTTACCTAGAACGGATAGCGTATCATAAATATCTTCTACTACTGTTTCTAATTTTTTAGTCATACTTCTAAACCTTTTTCTTTATACAATTTCATATAAAAATCTGCAACCTTTTTAATTTGAGAAGGAGTAGCTCTGTTCTTTATTGTATTTACTAGATGAGATACCATAATAACATTCCCCTTCACATACCCCTTAGTATTATCTATCCTATCTAAGGTAGGAGAATTTTGCCAGCTATCTCCACCTACTTCTAACTTGATTCCAAGTACGGGACAAGTGTCTAATGCTATTTCTGCTAGTTCTTCCGTAGTTATATCACAACGCATTCTTCTTGACTTAGCTCTTTTACGAGCATCTCTTAATAAAATATAACAATGCCGAGGTGATCCTATAGTTGCTCTATCTTTAGAAAGAAGCTTGTTCTGGCATGGGCGACATTCTGTTCTAAAAGTATTGCTGTCTGCCCTAAGATAGAAGTCTGTTATAGGCTTGTTCTCCTTACAAATTCTACATTCTTTAGGCTTCATTTCTAAAGCTTCGGGATTGTCCTTAAAAAATTTTGCTACTCTTTCTTTCTCTCTTTTTTTAGCTGCATGTAAAGGTGGATCTTCTTTTACAATATAATTATCAGGGTGAGTATTATTTATTTTTCTCGCTCTAGCTCTCCACTTTCTTCTTTTGTATTCAATCTCTTCGGTTTTACTTTTAGTGTGTTTCACTCCAGTTACTCCCTGTTTTGTACTCCCCCGTTAAAGGGCAGCGTAAGTTAAAGTACTCTGCGGCTTCTTCTATAGCCTCTACTCCAAGCTGGCCTACCACATCTGCCTGATGTTCCTTTACTTGAACCTGCCATTCATCGTGTATGTTAGCCACAAATGTAGCATCTATCTTCTGAGATTTAATTTTATCTTCAAGTAATAGTAAGGCCTTCTTCATTACAATAGCTCCACCACCCTGTAATAAACTATTAAGGGCAGCGTGTTCACTTCGAATATATATCTTCCTACCATCTATTCCTTTGAGGAATCCTCTTTTAGCTGCTTGCTGTACTCTTCCCGTAAGAGTTTTAAGTGAGGGCAGATTGCGGAGGAAACGGTCTTTAAGTTTCTTGCCATAATCTCTGCTTCCACCAACCACTTTTCCAAGCTTCTCATCTCCTGCTCCGTACACAAAGGCATAGATGAAAGTTTTCGCCTTATCTCTTGATTGAATTCCTGCAAGTCTTTGATTAAGCTGGTGTATGTCTCCGTTAATAACATTGTCTATATACTCCTCATCGTTCATATAGTGTGCCAACATTCTCAACTCTAACCCGCTTGCGTCTATCCCCACTAACTTATATCCTTCTGGAACAGTCCAGCAAGCTCTACATTCCTTCCCATATTGACTATGAATATTAGGGACTTGGGCCATGTTGGGGCTTCGGTGAGTCATACGCCCTGTAATAGTACCGTTAGGGATAACTCTACCATGTACTCTACCATCTTCTTGTAGTTCGTCTATCCATGAAGATAGTTGAGCTATTCTTTTCTGCAACAATAAAAACTCAGCAATTAAATTAGCCTCTGGTATATGTGATATTTTCTTTAGGGTTCCCTCATCTACAATAGGCTGACCAGTTGGAGTAAATCTTTCTGGCTTCCATCCAAAATCTTTAAGGTATTCCCCTATTTGTTTTCTTGATCCAAGATTAAAATTCTGTAGTTTCTTTCTCATAAAAGGTTTAATTGTAACCTTACCTTTACCAAACATCTCTAGATCTTTAGACATTATTCCATTGAATCTTTCAAATTCTTCTTTAGTTAATCCTCTTTTAGAAAGCTCTCCATCTTTTTTAATATAGGGAGTTACTAACTTATCATCCACTAACTTAGGTTTAAAGGTCAGCTTAACTTCACTTTCAACTTCAGCAATACGAGTCTTTAATTTAGCAAGGAACATCATCGCCTGTCTCTCATCAAACAGAAAGCCTGTCTTCTCTTGTTCATTCATAACGTAGGCAACGCCGTGTTCTAACTCTAAACACTTATCACTAAAGTCCTTACCGTCTTTCAATAGCTGATGATATACCATCTCATTAAGTCGAACATCTTGAACACAGTAATCTAACATACTAGGTGTATATTGATCGAATGTTTCCGGCTGTTCTTTCTTAGGAAACCCAACTCTATATCCCCATGTCTTTAAGCTATGTCCGTTCTCCTGTATAGGATTAAACAATCTAGACATGACAAGTGTATCCATCACCTTGCTCTCTAATTTAACATGACATAGTTTTTCTAGTACTGGAATGTCAAAGCCTATAATGTTATGACCAATTAATACATCTGCTTTTTGTAATAGTTCTACTCCTTTATCAATCTGATCAGGGCCAAACTTATGCACAGCCCCATCCAATTCTTTGACAACCATGCACCATATTTTACTAGGGTCTAATCCGTCTGTTTCTATATCAAATACAACCTTAAAAGGAATCGTCTTCATTGTCGAATGTCTCCTGATTTGAAACTTCATAGAGTCGTCCAGTTTCTGAATTATATTTTAAGGAACAGGCTAATCCAGTATCTCCTGTGTATCTAGATTTAAGTACACGAACTTTCGTAGTGTTAGCTTCTTCCTTATCTTCTGCTTGTTGATTTCGTTCTAACGCAATCACACAGTCTGACAGTTGAGCAATACCTTGAGAGCCTTTGAGGTGACTTAACGATACTTGTATTCCCTTCTCATGCCCACGCTCTCCAGCAGCCCTGCGTAGATGAGAAACTAAGATCATACCCACACCTGTTTCCTCTACTAAACTACGCAACCTGTTCATTAAGGAATCAATACCACGCCTCTCGTCACCCTCACTTAGTACATTCACTAACATATGTAAGTGATCAACCACAACCCATTGACATTGACAGCCTACTATAATATATCTTAGCTTAGAAAATAACTCATCTATATCGGTAACACCCAAGTGTGAATGGACAAACACTCTGCCCTTTTGAATTACTTTATCAAATAATTCTGTAAGCTGTTCATCTGAATACGCTTCTCTTTTCTCAGATAAGTACAGCCTGTCATTAGCTTCGATAGATATAATACCGTCTGCTGTGCGTAACCAGTTTTCCTCTAAGGCTACTACACCTATGTTATCTTTGGTTTGTTTTATAAGCCAATGCTCTAACTCTCTGACAACACTAGACTTTCCTAGTCCTGTACCCCCTGTTAATGTAACTAGCTCCCCCTTCCGAAGCCCATATAATTTTTTATTCAGTCCTTCCCACGGAAAGGGGATGCTTT